GGCATCATAGTAGGCATACCAAACTGTGGCCCTTCTCCAAGAGAATCTATCTGACCTTGTATCATAGCTTCGTTACGACGCTGTATACCTGTCATAGCTTTTGCTTCTCCTGACGTAGCAAGTTTGAACATTTCTTGATCTACTTTAGCTACATTGTTGAGATACTGAACTTTTCTGTTTCTACCTGCTCTGTTAGATCTACCACCTTCGTTGACAAAGGCTTTGGAAAAGAAGGCTTTTGCAGCTGTCTCTTTAGTCTTGAGTCCCTTTCCTTGTAACTGTAGAGCATATTCATCGAAGTCAGAACGAGCACGTGACATACCCATTCCACGAATGTTTTTGACTTTATCATCAACATCCACTTCTCTATTCCATTGCTTGATAGAGTCAGCTCCATACTTAGCAATTCGTTTGTTGTTTTCTATTCTGGCAGCATCACGTCTGCCCTGATTGGGGTCTGGTGCACACACGGCAAAATTCTATAAATTGTATATTGTTCGGCCCATGTTCAAACTTACGTAAAAACTTGAAGCCTAAAAATTGTAATAGTTTTAGATGTACGGTATTACGAGAATCTACTATATTCCACAGTAACTTTTCATTACGTTGTTCAATCCAACGTTTAGCTTCTCTAGCAAACGTGATTGGGTATCGGTGTATAGCGGGGGTGCATAGCATCCACACCTCTCCATTTGGCCCGACACCGGCAACTCCGGCAGTCTTGCCGTCAGGCACTGTAAAATACACACAGGAGGGCTCCTGAGCCACTCGTAATAGTTCTTCCATAGCATCTAGCCCATGACCTTGTTCGACCTCTCTGCGGTCATCTGGACGTAGATTAGAGGCCACCTCTTTGGCAGCCTCCTCTGTAATTGGGTGTACGTATTGATCTAATTTAGACACGTCTATAATATCTGGGTGAAAAGTCACCTTCCCATGATAACGCTCTGAGAGTTACTGGGGCAGGGTGAGATGATTTTAGTTCAATGTCAACGTTTGAGTTCTTCTCATATACAGGAACTGTCTTGACAAACTCTTCAAGATATGGTGCATCTGATACATCATATTCATCGAGTTCTGTAGATTCATAGATCTCTGTATAGTCTGGTTTACCCACACGTTTCAATGTTGTTTCGTATAGTCCTATTTTACCAAAGTGAAACTTGACTCGATGGACTACTAAGGATGAATTTACATCCGATTGAGTTGATTGTCCGGCTGTTCTTGTAACAAAGAACGTAGGAAATATTACTTTATATTCGTATAAATAACCGGCAAATAATGTAACACCTGACCAGTTTCCCGGTACTGTAAAACTTGTACCAGATATTGTAGCCTTTGCATACCGACCAACTCTGTCAGATGCTGTGTTTGTGTCGATAACCACTAATGGGTAAGCAGGGGTTTGAACTGAACTTAACCAACCCAGATTACTGAAGGTTGTGGTGTTGTTAGCTGAGTCATAGCTGCCACCGCTAATAGTAATATGATTATCCAAATGTAATAAGAAGTCGACATTATCCTGTAAAATAGATGGGTCTGATTCTGTCTGAACTAGCCTTACTGACTGTAAGAAATAGTCCTGATCTAAATAAAAATATTCATCATTTATAACGAAATGATAAACTATGGGTCTATTGAGTCTCCACTTAAACCATGCAGACTGCTGTCTTTTATCGCCTACATTAAGATACCTAAAACCTACTACTTCACAACTTGTATCATAAGCTTTAGCTAGAAACACCATATTGTTTTCTCTAGAGTTAGTAATTAAGTCTAGATCTTTCTTTAATAGAGTAGGTACTACCTTGCTCTGTTCAACTATACTAGGCTCTCCTTCTCTTTGTATGTTTGCCATTTCATTAAAACGACTGAACTTACCAGAGTTGTCTATGTATGCAAGAGTAGTGCCCAGTGATATAGGAGGTATATCTTTATTATAGTTAAATGCAGATATACTACGTAGTTTTGCAGTGTCAGGGTTTAAAACTGTATCATCTGATGAAAGTAAGAATTGTTGGTTTGTGCTAAATACTACCAAACCTGTGTTTATATCTATACCATCAAAGAGTTCTGATGGGAATGTAGATGAACATGCTATATCTATAGGGTCATTAGCACTAACTGTCAGAGCAGTCTCTGAAAAGAAATCAGGTTTGCCTAGTGTCCCGGGCCGACATAAAACTACATTCTCCCCTGCTAGGAAAGCTAGCCTGTTTCTAAAGAATAATACCTTATTTACACGCTTACCTTTAAAAGAAGGTAGAGGATTAGTAGTGTCATCACCTACTTCACGATCAGCATATGTAAACTGTTTGATAGTAAATGTAGCTATTTCTGTAGATGTACCGGGGTTTGCCAATGCTGTTCTTTGTATAACTAATGGCATGTTTGTCAGAGACTTATCTATGTCTGGTTTTGCACACTCTACCCACGAACCTGTACCGTCTTGGTTATTTTGACCCTCAAATCTTAGGTAATAATCGTCTTCTTCTGATATCCTAGCGTTAGATACCTTGACTATATACCCATGTTTGCACTGTTTTGGCAGTAAAGTTACGTCATTTACAGAGGTTTGCATAGATCTCATTAAGTCATCATCTGTAATTTCTACGTTAAATGTAGAATTACTAGATAAATAGATGCCATTTCCTATAAGACTTGCATTTACACCTGTACCTGAAAGCTCCTGAATTATACCTGCTAGAACTTGGTCAGCAGAAACAGCTGTATCAGCGTCAAATGGTGTAGGTTCTGGACGTACGGCCTTGATATCTGCCTTAATTATAATAGGTTCATGCTCTGTAACCTCTAATATATAGGTTGCAGAAGACTCTCCTTTACCAGAGTTACCAGATGTTCCACTGCTAGACGACCCTGTTACGGTACGACCCTTCGCAGAATCCATAGTAATCTCGACTCTATCGCCTGTTACCCATCCTTCTCCACCATGTAATAGTATAACTTGTCTACTATATGCACATGCAAAGTCGTCTGGAGAGTCTCCATTACCACCTATATTACCCTGTTGACCACGAATATCAAGCTTAAATATAAGGTTATCTTTACCAGATGTAACTGCATTACCTGATGCGTCTGTTACAGACAAAGTATTAGTGCCTGTATAAGAGCTCAGAGCATCTATACTGAAGGTCTGTATGCCAATACCACGACACTGCCCAGTACCACCTGACTCGTCAAGTGTATCACTGACAATTTTTAGACGTGTAGCTCTATTAATAGTAGTTGTAGTTTGACCACTATATAGATTTAGACCATACTGTCTGCCGTTTTCTGTACGTGTAATCTCAATAAATGCAAAGTGTGGGTCAGGGTTATCCTGTGTTTTACCACTTACCCCAACGAGAGTGTTAGCATTACTAGAATCACGAGAAGAAACAAAAGTTGTGTCATTGATATTTAGAAACTGTAGGTTTTCTGGGTTGCTTGTTGCTAGATAGTTTTGTATAGCTGTCTGCCCGCCAGTACCATATACGATGGTTTGCTCAGCTCCAGAGTTATCTCCGGCAGCCTTCCACATTCTGAGCTGACCATCAGCAGCTACTTGACCTATGTAAGAGCCTTCTTCTTCATCTCTATGATAATGAAACCACGAACCACCACTTTGTACGTTAGGTAGAGGGTCAGTTCCTTTTCTAGCTGCACCCGGTCTTTTGTATAGACCACGAGTTATGTCTGGTATTGCGTTTACTACCTCTGATACTTGCCCCGGTAGCTTTAATTGGTCTGGCTGTTGTGAAACACCACCAATAAAGTTGGGAATGGTTTGTGTGATTGATGCCATTATCTTCTAAGGTTTCTCCAAGGTTGATAGGTTTGATAAGCTGACTCTTCCTCAAACTGTAACATACTATGATCTCCTTGATTACACTCGTACTCCATGAGAGCTGCTCTTGCTACTGACTCTTGCTGTTGTAACATCTTTACAAGATTCGGGTTTGCAACAAGTTGTGTAGCTGCTTTGACAGCTGCTCTGTATGTGATGTAACGCTGAAATGGTGTAGGTAAATCTTCAAAAGCATACAGCTTAACAACGTCAAGAGTTACTGTACCCTCGTGTACATCTGTGTGTTTAATTTTATCATATAGTAATCCGTTACGTCTAACATAGTCAGTACTTCTTTTTGTGTAGTTATCGTGTGCATCTAGAGATATAATATCTGCACTGATCTTGATGTGACCGTCAACGTCTGCGGGAAAGTCTACGTGATATTCTGTGTTGAAATGCCAACCTTCCGATTGTGTGTCAACATTAGAGTCACGTAATAAATTATATAAGAACTGAACTTCTGGATTATCGAAGTTTAGTTGTGTGAGTGGAGATTGTCCGATAGCTCCCAGTATTGAGTTAACTGCGGATAGTTCGGTATCGGGACTAATAGTAGAAGCCATAAGAAAAAAAAGGGGAGCCGAAGCCCCCGTATAAAAAGTAAATTATGAGAATGTGGTTGTTCCACCAGACGCTGTATTTACAGCAGTACCGGCAATAAGTTCCACAGCAGCAGCAGGGTTAAGTGCATCTGCACCCATAGCTAGACGACCTAAGATTACATCGCCTTGGTAAACCACGGATATGTCTCCGCTTGTTACCTGTACTTGTGGGCCGATTGCTTCAACGCAAGCAGCAGCTTCTTTCTGGAAGATAAGACCGCAGCTATTTGCAAACTCAGTGCTGTTACCGTATGTGTTAACAGTCTTAGTTGCAGATGAACCTGCTCTCTCGTCAGCCATTGCCTCTCCAACGAAGCTACCTGTGTTTGTAGGTGCAGCTACGCCGGGGTTTGTTGCAGATGCAGAACCACCTAGAGCTGTACCAAACTTACCGAAGAAAGGAATATTCATTGACTTGTAGATTGTTATGCCTGCAATCTCAATGATGCCGTTTCCTGACTGGATAGCGTCTCCTCTTTCGTTACGGTTGATAAGTCCGTTTGTTTCTACATTCTGTATAAGTTCGTAGTACTGTCTTGGGTTAAGAACAGCTACTCTACCCTCACCAGAAACGCCCTTCTCGTCTAATGCAGCAGCTGCATCGTAGAAAGCGTTGATAAGAGCTCCAGAGTCATATGCGTCAGAAGCCTGAGCATTTGTACCAACTCTGATTTGTGTTCCACCGGGCTCTACAAAGTTAGCCTTTGTGATTGGTGAAGCTTGTCTTGCAGCCTTTGTGATAGCTCTGAAGATCTTTCTGTCATACTTCTCTGCAAGAGCGTATCCGATCTTTCTTGAGATCTCACCACGTAGGTCGTAGTGTGCTAGAGTCTCGTCTAGTTCATAGACAAATGCTGAGCTGATTAATAGGTCATCAACTGTCACTGTCTTTTCAGCTATAGGAGGTGCTCCATCGGAGTTTCCTAATATGCTGTTGCCGGGTGTGTGATACTCGGCTGTTGTTCTACCAGTGTAGATAAACTGGATTGACTTACCGTTCTGAAGTGTTCTCTTCATAACTAGGTCACGTGCTATCGTGTTCCTTTGGAAGCCTTTGAACATTTCCCCGGAAAACAATTTAAGGTATAACGCCCTCTTGTCTCCAGTAGAGTTAGATTGACCTAACTGGGTTAAACCAGTTGTCAATGTGCTATTTTGTTGTGCCATTTCTAAGAATGATATTGGTTTACTTTCTCAGATCTGAATTTTTTTTTGGCCATTTTTTGTGGTCTATCCCACCGTCTAGACGGATTGAGGTATCTGCCTTAGCAGGCTCGCTCCAATAGAGATGGGAGGACTTGAACCTCCCTGTACGGCCTTAACCGATTACTCTTGTGTACTTGATGCCACGATATACGTAAGTTACAGTCATTGTATCTCTCATATATCCAAGCCCCGTTCCATGCTTGGGTGTCATGCGTCCCTACTTTTTCTTTCGGGATGAACGGACGGAAAGAGATCTCCGTCTCTTGTGATTATAATTAATCCTCTTACTACTTGTCTTAGTTCTGTTGAACTTGGCCTTCTCGCCTTTAGACATCTCACCTGTAGTCTTAGGTGTTTT